GGTGTTGCCGCTGCTGTACTGGCACATAGCGCTGATGTGGGCCGGAGAGATGTAGACCGTGGTGCCGTCCTGGGTGGTCAGCTTCAGCATTATGGAATCTCCCCTTCCGGAAGGATCATCTGGCGGGCGTCGCCGCAGCGCGGGCACTGGAAGGTGATGTGCGCGCGATCGATGGTGATTTTGCCGGCGCAGCGGTGGGCCGGGCGCTTGTCGGCACAGTGGGCCTTGATCAGGCGATCGCGCATCAGGCGGTAGAGTTCGGATTCTTTGCGGGTGGCCGGCGTCGGCATAGTGCAGGAGTTGATCTCGTGGGTCATTCGTCTATCCTCATGGCGATGATAGCTCGGGCAGCCGCGAGATATTCCATCCAAGATCTGGCGACGTACCGATCAACCTCCCAAGAAAAGCCTGTCCCGCTTCCATTACGATTAGCCACCGTCATCAGAGACCCATCCGGAAGGCGAGCGATCGGCGTCTGGCCATGCCACATAGCGATCATGCGGGCAAAGCGCTCCTCGGCGACAGTTGGCTCGGTCATCCGCGCCCCTCCTGCAGCATCTTGGTGGCCAACCGCAACGCCTGTTCGATGATCTGCAATTCTCGTTCAGTGAACGAAACGTCGCGGGCCAGCCCTGGGAACAATTCAGCCGCGGTGCGGTGGCGAGCAATCCGCGCGGCCAGCACCGCAGTCATTAGCGGCGATGTGAGTTCGCCGTGCTTCACCATACCTTGATGACTTTCAGCAGGTCGTTGTTGATGAAGTTGGCACCCTCCTGATTACGCTGGATGGTGAACTGGACCTCGAACCCCTCCTTGCGTGCCTCCTCCAGCAGATCGACAACCTCCTCCAACAGGTTGAGCACTTGGGACTTGATCTTGCGGGCGCGCTTGCCCTCGCTGGACTCGATGTTGAAGGTGTTGGTCTCGTCGCTCATAGAATCGGCTCCGGGATGCTTAGAGGTTATGGGAGATTTTGGCCTTATCCAGCGCGGCGGTGACGGCTTTGCGCGCCTTCGCGACATCCTCGTTCCGGACCGAAAGGAAGATGGTGGTCTTGGTGCGGTTGGCCCGCGGCGCGGCCGGCGTCGTCAACTGCTCCTCGATATCCGGCAACTGGATGTTATCGAGCCCGAGCGGCTCCAAGTCGAACTTGATCGCGCTCAAATGCGCCAGCTCGGCCTCCAGCAGGTCTGGATTCCACCGGCCACCCTGCGGCAGCGAGTTGTCGGCCAGCCGCAACGCCTTGGCCTCGTCCTCGCTGAGATGTCCCAGCTTGATGACCGGGATCTTCTTCATGCCGAGCGACTGCGCGGCCAGCAATCGACCATGACCCGCTACGAGCACATTCTTGGCGTCGACCAGCACCGGGTTCACAAAGCCGAACTGCTGCATCGAAGCGGCGAGTTGGGAAACCTGCAGGTCAGGGTGGATCTTGGCGTTGCCAGCATACGGCAGCACGCGACCGATCTCCCACTGCTCGACCTTGATGGCCGAATTAGCGCTTGGTTTTGCCACGGATGTTTACCTTTGGTGGGATGAAGGGACCTTCCCGGCGCGCGTTCTCGATCATGCCGATCAGTGCCGCTCCCTCGATAGGAGCCCCGTACTGGCCATGACCGAAAAACCGGTCCGACGAGATGTCGATAGTGCGATAGCGCTGGACGCCGTCGACCTCCCAGACCAACTGGATGGTGACCGACTTTGGGTAGTCCATGTTCGGCTCATGGTGGATCGCGCGCGATGTGTCCGAGGTCGGATTGTCGATCGCCATTACGATACTTCCTTTGCCGTTTCGATCAACACATCCAGATCGGCCGCGCTCAGTGTGTATGAGCCAATCGGCGTGTCCGGGTACCACTGGATGGACCAGCATTCATTGGTGTCGATCGCTTTTTGACGCTGCTCCGGCGAGACCCACTGCTGATAGCTAGGATGGCCGTCGTCGATCTCCTCCTGTACTGTGCGATAGTAGCTTTTGTGCTCGTTATGGGTGAGGTGCAACGAGGCTTCATGCTTGGGCCAGTCGATTGCCATTACGGCCTCCTGAAAGGGTGGGCGGCCGGACGCATCACCAATCCGGCCGCCGGGCAATCGTCAGGGAGGGGGGCTGGGACAACCCTGCGACTGCGAGAGATTCTTGTGACAGATGCGATTATGATAGTCAACTTACCGTTTACGGTTTGCAGATCCAGCGACCGTTTTTGTGCCGGTAGGTGAAAAACTTCACGTCAGGTTCCTTGGACACCTTCCTGGCGTCCTGCGAGCGCGTGACGATCTTGTTGTTGATCACCGTGGCCTCATAAACCGGTGCGCCATGATGCAGCACCTTGCCATGCAGCGGGCCGCCCTCGCAATATCCGCTGAACAGGCTCATGCTTCCTCCTTGTGCCCGGGATCCGGTGTGTGCTCAAAATTATATCCCTCCCACTCCGGAAAATCTGGCAACTGGTTATGGCCGCGGGCCCAAATGGCGATCAACCAGACCAGCCGAGCGATGTAGAGCGGCACCGGGTCGCCGGCATTCTCCAGCCTCTTCACCCGCAGCTCGTTGTTGCGGTCGGTGCCGGTGTAGCCGATCAGACGCGCAAACTCCGCACGCTCCATGCGAAAGCGTCGGCGGATCTCGCGCATCTCCGATCCGGTCATGTTATTTTCCTGAGCGTTTCAGCAGCAATGCGACCGCGATCACGGATGGCGTCCAGCCGATAGTAAAGATCTTCAGTCTGAAACGGGTCACCGGGTAGAGGCCGCTGGTTGGGCCCCTCATATCGGAGAGGCTCCGCGTAAAAACGTAGAGCCGAGATCGCGAAAGCCAACTTTTCCTCGGTTGTCACTGCGACACCATCGAGTTGCGCAGCACTTCGGCGACATCGCCCCAGTACCGCGAATCAGTCGGGTTCATGGCGAAGTTTTCCGAGGTCAGCGCCTCGGCGGTACGGCGGGCGAGGTCCGTGCTGCCGCACTGGTCGACTAAGCGCTTGGCCATCTCGGCTGGGGCCAGATCCTGTATTCTCATAGCTCATACCTCCATTCCAATGGCTTCGGCCAGTCCGGCCCATCCCATCTTCTCGGCGCAGACCGGGCCGATACCGCGCAGCCGCCACTTCGACTTCAGGATGGCGTTGCAGACGCAGCAGATCCCGGTTTCCTGCCCGTAGACCTTGGCGGCATCGGCCGGGTTGGCGACGAACTTCAGCACCTGCGCCTTGCGGCTCTCGTCACACTCCCGGGCGGCGAAGAACTGGCCGTTGGAGATCTTGCCGAGGTAGGTCTGGCCGGCCTTCACGTACAGCGCGCCGGGGTTCTTACTGTCGGCCTTGGCCGGGCTGATGGTCATACCGCCGATCGTGATCTTCGGGTTGCGGATTGCCAGCCCGGGAGCCTTTGCCGCGGCGTAGGAGTGGGCCTTGTCGAATGCCAGCTTCAGGCGGTCGATACCCGCGGTGTCGACAGCGGGCGCCTCAGTGACCCGCGCTGCGCGTTCTGCGGCTCGTGCGGCATCGCGCTCGATCCCCTTGGTGACGATCGCCATCTGCTTTTCGGTCAAAGAACCGTAGCGCTGCAGGCCAGCCAGCAGGGAGGCGGCCAGATCCCAGCGCGGCGCGGTGGCGACCAGCCACTCATAGGCGGCCTGATTCTGCGACTTGAACGCCTCAATGGCTGTCTGCTCGCGGGTAGCGGTACGGGTTGCAGCAGCGGTGCGAGACTGTGCGCGCTGCTCGGGAGAAGTCTTGAAGGTCTTGCCGCCCTTGCCCTGGCAGCGGAAGCAGACACCCCAAGGGGTCTGGCCGGTGCCGCGGCACTTGCCGCACTTATCGAAGTAGCCGGCCTGCTGGGCGGCTATGTATGCCGCGGGCGGGGCCTTCTTGGGCTGGGCGTCGGCAGTCTGCTCGCCGCCGAAGGTCGGGTCTTCCGAGATGTCGCTGAAGAAGTCGGTCATGGTCGTATCTCCAGAGCCCCAATGGCTCTGACCCGGTTAAAGCAAATTCCGGGTCATTCGTCAATAGCAGGTTTACCGCAGAGAGGCCTTCAGCAACTCGATGTCGGAATAGATCAGCCGGGTGTGCTGCTTGCCGGAGGCCTGACCCAAGCCTGGGCTCGCGATCGCCAGCCGAATCAGATCATTGGCCGTGGAGGCCTTGGCGACGTGATCGCGGTGAAATGCGTACTGGCGATAGGACCCGACAAAGAAACTGCTATTCTTGGCCTTTTCGGTGATCTCCGCGTTGTGCGCGCGGCGCTTCAGATCTTCCATGGCCGCTTGCCAAATGCTGGAAGGCTTCAGCACCATCATCTTGGTGCCGTGTTCTTCGAGTAACCGCTTTTCCTTGACGCTCATACCGTTCTCCAGAAAAGTGGGGAGGGCGCTATTTGCCGCCCTCCCCGGCCCCTATCAGGCGGCCTGCTTGATCTTCGCCATCTCCTCGGCGAGCACCCAGAGCGCGCGGTTCAGCTTGACGTCGCCATCGACCGAGCGAATCGGCGCGGTCTGACGACGGGTCTGCCGGCCGTTGTCCGGGTTCACCGTGAGGTAGGTGAGGCCACCGCGAAGCGTGTTCTCCTGAACCCGGTTAAAGCAGGTCCAGAGATCGTTCGGGCGATCTTCGGAACGTCGTACCTGCAGCAGCTGCGCTGGCTCCACCGCGTGGTCGTCCTCGAACCGGAGCGCGCGGGCAGCGGTAGCCAGCGCCATCTGCTCGTCTCGGTTCATCGTGATGCCCTGAAACTGCTCGACGTGGCCGATCGCCAGCTGGGCCTGTCCGAGCACGGTGTAGGCACCCTCGACCACCTTGTGGAGAACGTTTCCGGTGTGCGGTACGCGCACCTCGGTGGCTTCACCGTCGAAGAAGATCGAGCCGTTCTTGCAAGCGAACCGGAAGAACCCACCGAACATCTTTTCCGAGGTGGTGCCGTCGTGGCTGTTCAGAAGGCAGATCTCGTAGGCGCTGCCGTTGATGTTGCGGACGGAGGTCTCGGAGCGAAAGCGGATCAGGTGCTTGGTAAAAGCGCGCTTCTCGGTGGTCTTCGCGCCGGCCTGCATGATGCTGTGCGGGTGGAATCCCTCCTTGGCGAGACCCTCCATCAACTCCATCGTCGAGATGTAGGTGTAGCGCTCGGACCGGGACGAATGCTTCTCCTGGGCAAGCACGCTCGGGCAGGACGAGGCAATCGCCTGAAGATCCAGCGGGAGGCCGTTGCGCGATGTCAGTTCGACTGCGCCGTGGCCAAACTTCGCGTGCTTGAAGGTGGAACCGATCTGCATGTTCATCTGAGATGCTCCTGTGCTGCGAGCCCCAATGGCTCTGTCCAGTCCCGGGGTTTAAGCATGCCCCGGGACCGGTGTCAACTCGGTGTTTACTCGTCGTGACTTCTGGCATGGTTCAGAAGGTGCAGGACGTTGCCGACGGCATGCGCCCTTTCCTTCGGTACTGACCATGCCTCGTCGCAGTTTTTGCAGAGCAAGTGCCACTTCGTTCCCTTGTCCACAGCGATGTAATATTTCTGCAGTGGGGCAGGCTTCTTCGCGTCGCTCATGTGATTCTCCTATGCGACCCGCACCATGCGCGTCGTGAGGAGCAGTCTAGCAAATCGACTTTAGCCAAATCTGGGAAACAGCGCGTTTACCCATGTGATCCGCTATACTGTCGCTAGAAATCGATCTGAAAGATTTTGCTTGCCTCGGAGTTTTACCTCCGAAGCAGTCGCAAAAATTAACATCACATAGTCGACGGAGCGACAGATCCACCGTCACGGGATTGTGAGACGCGCGCTTTTTTCGCCTCCTTCTCCTCCGGCGAAAACAGGTGCCCGCGGTACTTCAGGTCGAACCGGTCGAGCAGGTTCTGCGGGACATGGCATCCGGGCTTGTCGGGCGCCGGACCCCACGATTCGCTCCACTGCCAGTTTGCCGACCACGCGAGCAGCACGTTGGCCCATTGCTTCTCGGTGGCGTACTCCCAGAAGCGCTGGGCTGGTGGGGTTGAGCCGTTCGGTGCGATCGGCTCTGGTGCCGCCGCTGTCTCGTACATCCGCCCGGTGATCCAGCGCACCATGTGCTTGATCTTGTCGTCCGGTCGATTCTCGGCGCGCATGGCCGCGGCAAACTGCGGGACCGCGATTTTGACCAGAGCCCGATTTTCATCGTTCAGCATCCGGTATGCGTTCCATGCGTCCTTCTTCGAAGTGTTTTTTGTTCTTGGGTATTGCTGCCAGACAGAAAGGAAGTCCTCGCTGTAGGGCTCGTCTGATTTTTTCTTCGAGGCCGGCGTATATTGTTTGTTCTTATGGTTGTTCAAAGATTCTAGGGGTGACAGCGTGGTGTCACCCCCGGGGTGACACGCTGGTGTCACCCCTACAGCAGCCCGGGGTGCCAGTATGTCACCCTCCCCTTCCATCAGCAAAAAGATCAATGATTCTATCTGCCTACCCTTGTGGTCAAATTGCTGCTCGACCCGGATCAGCCCGAGAGCCTGTAGGTCAGCCAGTTTGCGCTGGATCGTCCGCTTTGACACCTCGCTGTCGAAGGCCAAGGTCTCAACCTTCGGCCAGCACTTTCCGTCAGGATCGGCGTAGTTTGCCGCCGCCAACAACAGTATTTTGAGGATGGGGTCGCCCACGCGCTGCTTCAGCGCCCACGATGACGCCTGCCAAGACATTAGAATTGCTCCGATGGGAAAATACCCGACGCTTCGTTATTGTTTAGGCGCTCTCCCTGCCTTCGCAGCGGACCTACTATCGCCTCGCATCTATCCATCAAGAACAGAGCTGTACGTTGCGATTCTGCCGACCACAACACCGGAAGGACCTCCTCCAACAGGGTGTAGAGAGCGTCATATTCACCTTTGTCAAAACCACCACCACTCATCGATTTTCTCCTAGGTCACGAACTGCGTTTGATGCGATGTCACAAAAAAGATCGACGGGACCGGTCGGGCCCATCCGCTGCTTGGCGATGATGGCGGTGAGTTTTTTCTTGGCGTCCGCCATCTTCTCGACCCACTGCAGCTCCTCCGGCGTGTCGGCCTTCGGCTTGTTGTGCTGCAGGTAATATTCTTCCCGGTAGAGGAAGATCACGACGTCGGCGTCCTGCTCGATCGATCCTGACGAGCGCAGATCAGAAAGCACCGGCCGGCGGTCCTCGCGCTGCTCGACGCCGCGGTTTAGCTGGCACAGCAAGACCACCGGGATCTTCAGCTCCTTGGCGAGCGCCTTGGCCGCGGCGGTGATCTCGCCCAGCTCATAGACCTTGTTTCCCTGATAGCGCCCGGACGGCTTTACAAGGTCGAGGTGGTCGATTGCGAGTAAGTCGAGCCCCTCCGGGCTGCGCTTCATCCGGCGCGCCCTGGTGGCGATCTGGGACATCGTGAGCCCTGGCTGCTCCTCGATGCGAATCGGCATTGCCCGATTAATCTCGGCAGCATCCTTGACGTACTGGAACATATTCTCGTGGAAGGTTCCGGTGCGCAGGTTGCTGTAGGGGACATTGTCGCAAGGGAAATTGAAGATGGTGTCGCTGATCATGCGCTCGGCCAGCTCTTCGGCCGACATTTCCAGCGAGGCGACCATCGAGCGGTGGCCCTTCTTCGCCGCATTCAGTAGGAGGCATGACAGCAACGCTGACTTTCCCATCCCGGGGCGGCCGCCGATGATGACAAGATGCCCCGGGTGGAGCCCGCCGAGCTGATAGTCGAGATCCTTCAGCCCGGTCGGGATGCCGATGATTCGGCTCCCGCTCTCATAAGCCTTGGCGATGCCCTCTACTGCCCGGTCCAGCGCAGACCCCATAGAAACGGCTGGGAGGGCCGCTGAAGTGGTTGTCCGCGCGACCTCGTCTAAGGCCTCGATCGCCTCGGTAGCCAGCTGGCCGGCGTCCGTATCGGCTGCAGGGAACAATGCACGGGCAATGTCGGCGATACGCCGGCGATCGGCCATCTCCCTCACCACTTTGGCATAGTCCGGGGCATTGATGATGGTTGTGGCCTCGGCACAGAGCCGGGCCAGATACTGGCCGACGGTGATCTCGCCGAGATTGTGGTCATCGATGAAGGCCTTGATAGTAATCAAGGAAACCTTCTGACCAGCGTCGATCATTTGGGCGGCCAGCCCGAAGATCTTTTGATGTATTGGCTCTGAAAAGTCCGCTGCGGTGACAATGTCGCAAACGCGGATGTAGGCTTCGTTGTTGAGAAGAATAGCTCCCAGGATGCACTGCTCACTTTCCAGCGAGACGGCTTCCCATGTGACATTTTTCATAAGGTTCCTGCCTCAGTTTTGGACTGGGCAGGGGTTGACGCAGAGGGCACCGAATCATAAGTTCCGGCCTGCGACCCGCCCAATCGCCGTCACGATTGGTTTCACGGCCTCGGAGCTTTGCCTCTCCGGGGCCGTTTCTATTTGTCGCTCGGAATCACCGCAGAGTCCAGCGACTAGTTATAGTGCTCTACTTCCAAGAAATTCTATGGATTGTGGTCTGGCCGTTATGGTCGCCATCAAAAATGAACCAAGCGAATGCCACTGTGTTCGTCGATCGATTTCCGGTCCACCCTTCACGGTGCATAAGCGGCAGCCTCTCCCTGAACACTAGCACCCTGGCGAGGTGGCCACAGTCCAGACAGAACAGTCGCGCGCGGCCGGCGTCGGTCTTCTGGTTGCCGGCTTCCAGAAACTGCAGCCGCAGCAGCGCCACCACGTAGGGGCAGATCGTCAGCGCGTGCTGAACATGGATCGCGGCCTCGGAATAGGGCGGGTTCATCACGATGCCCTCGACATTGTCGGGCACCCGCAGCGTCTTCAGGAAGTTGCAGGTATGGGACTGGTGCCGATAGCCACGGTTCTCGACGTCGGTGGCAAAAACGGCGTGACCGGCATCCAGCAGCACCTCGGAGATCGCGCCGAGCCCGCAGTGGGGCTCCCAGATCGCGTGTGGGAGGCGCTCATGCGCTAAAAGCGCCCGGGTGGCCTCCGGTGGGGTCTGGTAGAAGTCGAGCCCTCGGTCCTCCTGGGCATGCCGGAGGCGGACCATCAGCCCCACTTCCAGACGTGGATCTCGACCCGTGGCCGCGCGCAGTAAATCTTGCGGGCTTGCAGAGCGACGATCTGGCTGTCGTTGCGCCAGATAATCGGGCGCTTCTCGCGGTCCAGTTTGTGGCGCTTCGGGTGATAATTCAGCCCGTCTAGCATTTTAACGATATTATCAAGATCAATCCCGCCCTCCGGGAGCAGATCACCGGCGAGCGCGGCCGCGCGATTCTTCTGGCTCCAGCTGTCTGGCACCGGCATATAGGCCAGCACCATTACCGATACCGGCTCGTCGAGATGCGGCCGGCCAGCCATAGCGCGCACGCCGGCCTCCTTCAGCGCGTCCTCATACTGCCGGGTGTTCTTGTCGGTGAAGACAGTGGCGAATGCTCGGCCTCCGCCCTGCACCACTCGTGTTCGGGGCCGCCCTTTCCCGCGCGGCGGCCCCTCTAACACGATCGAGACAAACGGGTCGGACATCAGTTGACCTTGTGGGCCTCGGCCTGCCGCTGCTTGTCGGCTTCCGCGCGCGTCATGGCGACGACGTTCGACGGCTTCTTCGGGGTGCCGGCGAGGCCGATGCCGTAGTCGTCCTTGGCGGGCTCGGTCTGTTCGAACGGCGGGGGACCTTCTTCAAGCTTTTTGAAGCCAGCTTGAAGCGTCACCTGATGGTCTTGGAAGCCACGGCAAAACTCGCGGTACTGCTCGGTGGTCTCGTGATAGTCGCACTTCAACGGCTTGCCGGTCATCGAGGCGGTCTGCCCCTCGGCATAGGCCCGCTCGGTCGCCGGCACGCGCTCCGGTTCGAGGAACAGGTCGAGCTGGGCGCCAAGATCGTAGCCCAGCCAGCGGGCGATGGTCAGCTCCCTGGCGATCGCGGCCTTTTTGTTCTTCTCCCCCTCGGCGCCCTGCATCTCGATCGCGACGTCGAAGTCACGCTTGAGCATGCCGTCGGCCTTGGCGGACTTGTAGAGGATGCGCAGCCCGTTGGTGGCGTCCGCGATCTTCTTTTTGGCAGCCTCGATCTTCGGGAGATGATGCAGAAACAAGGCCTTGGCCTCGGTGTCCACATCCGGGTTGGTTTTGGCGGCCTGCACGGCCGGTCCAGCCTTTTCGCTGGCCTTCGTGGTATTGGCCTTCGGGGTCTTCTTGGAACGGGCTTCAGCGGCATCAGCCGCTGCCTTCAGGTCTTTGGGCTTCCTAGCCATACGGCTCTCCTGCTGGGGGTTGGGAATCAAAAAGGTGCCGGGAGAGCCTCAACAAACCCTCCCAGCACCCTCACATCAGGCCGCCCACGTCACATGGGACGCGACCTAATTACTCACGCATACAGCGATGGCAGCACATACTCGCGTGGCAGGCCTGTCAACTCGGCCACTGCCTTGGCGTGGTGTGGCGGGACCTTTTTCCACCGGGTCAGGTTCTGCTTTTGGATCCCAAGATGCCGCGCGATCGCCGCCCGGGTGGTCTTGGTGAGGACCAGCGCAAAGGCTTCCTCGTCTGTCTTGGGTTTTTTCATGCTAGACGTAAACCACGAGTTGACACATCCGTCAAGCTGGTCTACAGGAAGCTTACTGCAGAGCCATCGGGGCTCGGGGAGCCACCACAGTGAAATACCGCCTCGAAGTCGATTACACCTTCAACGCTCGCCCCAAGAAGGGCGAGCGCCGCCACCCCGGCACCGGTCGCCTTCTCAAGGCGCTGATCTATTTTGGCGATGATTTGCGCGACTGCATGGCGCAGGCCATCGCCACCCGCAACGCGATGGGTTCGGACGGCTACGCCTCGATCGTGGACGTTCGTGGCTATGACAACGGGACCTACAAGATCAATCCGCTCAAGGCCGTTCCCAATTTCCGTTCCACCGACTTGATTTAACAGGAGAGCATCACATGCCGCTTAACACCCCAATCGACACCCGCGTCACCCCCGGCTCGAACGAGGCGCCTGACTTTGCTCAGGAAGTCACCTCCCGGATTGCGTCCGAGTATGTCGGCCTGTCCAATACCCTGGACGAGCTGATCAACGAGATCCCGAAGCTGCCCGAGAAGGTCACCAGCGACGCTGACGCCCTGATGGTCGGCGCGCTGATCAAGCGCATGCGCGACCTCGACAGCCGGGTCGAGAGCGTGCGCACGCTGGAGAAGGAGCCCTATCTGCGCGGCGGAAACTCCGTCGATTCCTTCTTCAACGCCATGCGCGACATCATCGGCAAGCGGAACAAGAATGATCGGAAGGCCAAGGACGGCTACACCGACATCCTGCAGTACCGCATCAACGACTACCAGAACCAGAAGCTGGCTGAGGAGCGCGCGCGCCGTGAGGCCGAGCGCGTGGCCATGGAGCGCGCCGCGCAGGAAGCCGCCCGGAAGGCCCGAGAGGAGGCTCAGGCTGCCGAGGAGGCTCGCCTGAAGGCTGAGAGGGCACGCAAGGCCGAGAACATTGCAGCCAATCAGGCCCTGGCCGACCAGCAGGCCCAGGCAGCCGCGATCGCCAAGCAGAAGGCCGAAGATGCCCTGCAGGCGGCCGAGGATGCCCGGCTTGCCACCTTCGCCAAGCCGGCCGACATGGCGCGTGTCCGCGGCAATGCCGAGGCTGGCGGAGGGGTCACCCTGACGGTGGCGCAGGAGCCCTTCGCCATGGTCACCGATCGCGCTAAACTGAATTGGGCCCTGATCGCCCCGTTCTTCACCGATGCCGAGGTCGAGAAGGCCCTGCGCCAGTGGGCAAAGACGACCGGCCACCGTGTTAAGATGGACGGCGCCGAGATCGGCTTCCGCAACAAGGGCGTCACGCGATGACCAGATCAGATCACATCGAATACTGGATGATCGCATCCGCAATGACCGGGATCTTCAGCCTGTGGGCACTGGCGGTGCTGGCGTGAAACCGCCCGGGCCACGAGAGGCAGCACTGCGCGCCATGCGCGAGGCCCGGTTCGAGCAGCAGAAGAAGATCGAGCACGGGATCCGGATGGCTGCGGCCGAAGGCAAGGCCGCGCTCAGCCGCAAAAAGAAGAAGGCGAAGAAAAAATGAGAATCGCTGACAAACTCATGAGCCGGTGCCGCGTCTGCGGGTCGCGCGAAGACGTCATTTGCTACGATCCAAGAGAGCTGTGGGCGTTCTTTTCCCGCAAAACGTATTGCCCAGATCACTGCCCCGATCACGACTACATTTATGATCGATACGAGGGCCACTATTGCGGCACCTGCGGAAAGCATCCGGAAGAGGATTGGTACCCCCGTGACTAAGCGCCCGCGCCCTCACATTCCGCTGTCGGTCCGCGTTGATGTGGCAGAGAATTACGTCGACCATCGCCAAATGTGGTGGCCGCTGTATTGCTCAGCAGTCGAGGCGGGGCGGATGTCGATGGGAAAACGCTTGTCCATCCTACTGGCGCATCTACCGATAGGGGCTCAGCTCGACCACGACCCGGCGCTGATCCTGCGCAAGTTCGACGAAAATACCGGGTTGTACACCCCGGACGCGAATGACCCGGCCTATCTGGTCTATCGCGGTCCTAGAGAGCACCTGGAAAAGACTATTGGTCGGAAGGCGGATGCCGAGAAGACCGTGACAAGCAAAGGAAGTGACCTATGGAAGAAAGCCAAATTCGATCGACTGGAGGGGCGAACAAAGCAGCGCCCAAAGTCAAAAATTCCAAGCCGGCCGTTCGGAAAGGGAAGGCCGTTTCCAAAGCGGTCAGCACCGTAGTCCATCAGGCACCGCCGCCGGCCACCCTCGACCAGCAGATCCTGATCGCCGCGGCCGATCCGCGCGTCGACGTCGCCAAGATGCGCGAATTGGCGGACCTGCGCCGGCAGATGCGGTTGGAGGAGGCCGAGGACACCTTCAAGATCGCGATGCATGCGGCCCAGACCGAAATGCGGCCGATCGAGGCGGATGCCGCCAACGATTCAACCCACAGCAAATACGCCACGCTGTACAAGGTCGACAAGGCGCTGCGCCCGATCTACTCGAAGCACGGTCTGTCCATCAGCTTCGACACGGGTGACTGTCCTCTCCCGGCGCACATGCGCGTGTTCGCCTATGTCGAGCGCGGCCTGTTCACGCGGCGGTACCAATACGACGTCGCGGTCGACACCAAGGGGCCGAAGGGCAACGACGTGATGACGAAGACGCACGCCGGTGGGTCCGCCTTCTCCTACGGGAAGCGTTACCTGCTGCTGGCGATCTTCAACGTCACGATCGGGGATCCGGGACGCCCGGCCGATGACGACGGCAATGCCGCGGCCGGGCTGCAGCCGGTCAGCCAGGAGCAGCTAGCTGATCTGATCAAGCTGGCGGACGCCGCCGGTGCCGACAAGGCGAAGTTCTGCGGTGTGATGGGGGTCGATAGCTTCGCCGCGATCCCGGCCAAACGCTATGACGAGGCGGTGAAGCAGCTGAACCGCAAGCTGGCGAAGCGCCAGAAGGAGTTGCAGGCGAAGCTGCAGGGAGGCGAGAAGTGAGCAAGTCGTTGCTGAAGCCCGAGATCGTAGACGTCGAGCAGGGCACGCCCGAGTGGCATCAGGCGCGGCTCGGGATCCCGACCGCATCCATGTTCAAGACCGTCATGGCCTCGGGCAAGCAGGGCGGCGAGAGCCTCACCCGGCGCAAGTACATGCTGGAGCTGGCCGGCGAGCGCCTGACGAAGACGCCACGCGAATCCTACTCCAACGACCACATGGAGCGCGGGAAAGAGCAGGAGCCAGCGGCTCTGGCGCAGTACGAGTTCGACACCGACCAGACGGTCCAACGGGTGGGGTTCATCCGCCTCGGGCGCACCGGGTGCAGTCCGGATGGACTGGTCGGCAAGGATGGCATGGTCGAGTTCAAATCGGTGCTGCCGCACATCCTGATCGATATTCATCTGCGCGGCCGCGTGCCGCCCGAGCATCTGCCCCAGTGCTACGGAAACATGTGGATTGCCGATCGGCAGTGGATCGACTTCGTGGCCTACTGCCCGGGTCTCCCATCCTACCGCCAGCGGATGCCGCGCGGAGGCACCGAAACGTACATCAACGAGATCGCCGGCGCGGTTGGTGTTTTCAATCGCGAACTGGATGATGTCGTCAAGTTCATGGAGGGGGTGACGTGAGAAAGATTCTACTGTTTCTATTGCTGATTCCCCCGCTCCCTCTGTTCGGGGCCGCGATGTCCACCGGATCGGTTGGTCCATTCTGGATGATCACCGTCTCCCACATCGATAGCGAGGGATATCCGGTTTATTCTGTCTGGAAGAATGGATTGTTCTATGCGCGGGCGCCTTCGCGAGGTGTGGCTGAAAGCTACACCAAAACCGAAGTCCAGCGTCGGCAAGAGATGAAAGCCCTCTGGGATAAGGGCTGGGAGATCTCCCGCATGTCTCACGGTATCAATTTAGACGGCACCGACAACTTCTACTGGCGCGTCTGGTATCGCGATGGGTCCACGCCCAAGGTTGAATATTTCAACAGCGAAGACCACGCCAAGGCGTTCGTCGCGGCGAGGGGAAAATGAGCCAGCCGCCTCGCCATTACCGCATGATGTGGCGCGACGGCGTGTTCGTGCCCTCCGATCGCATCGCGGCGTTCTGCCATGATGAGTTTGGCGAGGGCGAGATCGTTACGTTCGAGCGCCACGAGGAACGATCGACATCCAGCCACAATCATTATTTCGCGAGCATCAAGACCGCCTGGGATAACCTGCCGGAGAATGATGCCCGCTTCCCGAACCCAGAGGCGCTGCGCAAGTGGGCGCTGATCAAGGCCGGGTATTGCACCGAGGCGACGATCGTGGCCGACACCGAGGAGCAGGCGAAGACCATCGCCGGCTTCATGGGCCATTCCGAAGGCGTCATCATCGTGGTGAAGAAGAACGTGGTGAAGAAGTTCACCGCCAAGTCGCAGTCAATGAAGGCGATGAACAAGCAGGAGTTCCAGCTCTCGAAGGTGGCGGTGCTCGACATCATCGCGGAGCTGATCGAGGTCACCCGCAAACGTCTTGAATCCAACGCAGGGAGGGCAGCGTAATGACACCTTACTGGCTTTTTTGCATATGGATCGGGATGATCATTCTCCTCACTATTCTTAGCGACATCAGTAAGTCACTTCGGAAACTCTCAGGGAGAGAATAATGAAATACGCCGTGATCGACACAGAAGGCAGCGGTCTTTTTGATTATACCAAACCGGCCGACGCGCCGGGTCAGCCGCGCATGGCCGCGCTTGGCATCATCCTGCTCGACCATGAGCTGCAGGTCGAGGCGTGCAACAGCTGGCTGATCAAGCCAGACGGTTGGATCTTCGATAACAATAGCGATGCCGCAAAGAAGAACGGGCTGACGCACGAGGTGCTGATGGCCGATGGCGTCGATGCTCTTGAAGGTCTGGCACTCTACAACAACGCCATCAGCGAGCGCCGCATCATCGTCGGCTTCAACGTGCTGCACGACCTCAAGACCCTGCGCGCGGAGATGCGCTACAAGGGGCTCCCGGACCGCTACATGGATACCCGGTATATCTGCGTCATGCAGGGCTGCCGCGCCTACGTCGATGCGCGCACCGCCGACGGCAAGAAGAAGGCCCCGAAGCTGGAGGAGGCATGCGCCTACTACCAGATCGATGTCGACGGAGGCGACCACAGTGCACTGCCTGACGCCGAGCGCGCCTACCAGATCCTGCTGAAGCTGCGCGATGCTGGCTGCATGCCGGTGTTCAAGGACCCCTACGAGAAGGAGCCGAAGAAGAAGGCGGCGTCCAGCAAGCCACCGAACTGGCATCGCGGCGCCGGCCGGGATTACGAGGAACAGGTGATCCGCGAGCAGCAGGACTTCATCGGCGGCGCCAGCGAGGACGGTAAATGAGTGACTGGAGGCGAACCTATACTGAAAAGTCTCCCCGTTGGACGTGCCCAGATGGCGAGGAGCTTCTCACCAAGATAGATGACGATCACGGTGCCCGCAACGAGGCAAAACTCACCAGATTCGGTAACCTCTGGCACACCGGTCCAACGCAATCCAGTATGTACGTCTACTACACCCCAACCCACTGGAAGCCGATCAATGACTGAAGCCTACCCGCTGAAATGGCCCACCGGCTGGCCGCGACATCAGTCCCGCGAACGCGATACCCGATTCCGTGGCCCGACTTATCGCTGGGACCGGGTCTATGGCGGCCTGATGGACGAGCTGCGCCGCATCGGCGCGACCAACGTCGTTGTCTCGACCAATCAGCCGGTGCGCAATGACGGACTTCCGTATGCGCAACAGCGCAACATCTTCGACCCTGGTGTCGCCGTTTACTTCGCGCGCAGGAAGAAGGCGCTGGTGATGGCGCAGGACCGGTTCGACACCATCATCGGCAACATGCGCTCGCTGGCGATATCGATCGAAGGCCTGCGTCAGATGGAGCGCCACGGTGGGGCGACCATGATGGAGCGGGCGTTCGACGGCTTTGCCGCGCTGCCGCCGCCGGAAGATTGCTGGAGTATCCTAGATCTCGACGAAATCGTCGTGCGTAGGATGAGGGCTGGGGAGCGCTTCAACGGCGAATGTCGAACGCTAATCCAGGACTTCTTCAAAAAGAAGGTTCGGGAGCAGCACGGCACAGGCGCGGACATGGATCGCCTCGTGAAGGCCCGCGACGAAGCACTGGAGAAGATCAGTGCAGCCTGAGAACCTGAAGCGAATCACCTTCGACCTCGTCAAGATCGACGGAATCTACGAGCGCGATCTGCTGCACAAGCTGGTGGCACGCTATTCGCAACGCAGCATCGAGGATACACTGGCATTTCTGATGGAGCGCGGCTTCATCAAGCGGTGCGGCGACAATATCCGGCCGATGTACGTCCGGATGGAGAGTGCCCGAGTGGTCTATCAGCACATCATACCGCTGGCACCGGGCACAGAGCAGACCCTACTGAAGATGCATTCCAATTTCGAGGAGAAGAGACCATGAACAATATTAACGGTGGACAGAAGGAATTCGCCAGGGTGGTGGCAGACAATTATTCGTTGATGGAGGAGCAGCTCCAAGACGCTGCTGAGAAGAACCATCAGCTCGCAGTCGAGAACGGTGTGCTGCTGGCCGAGGTCAACATGCTTCGAGACACGCTTGCTGTCGCCCAGCGAGAGGCCTTGAGGCTCCAGGCGGTAGCCTCGACCTTTGGCGGACAGGCCCGCGCGCTGCAGTCGGTTTTCAGCAGCATTATCGAGCTGGCGATCAAGAATGGCTATGAGGCTGCTGAACAGGTCTCTCCACGGCCTCAGCCAGCCCCACAGAGCGTGGTTCGGGAAGTGGTGCCTGAGACACCAGCCCATCAGAAACCTTCTGGTACGCCTCCGCAGGTCGACTGGGTGGCCAGGGCGAGGTTCGAGGGCTAGGGAACCTTTAGTTTCATTGCAGCGTTGCTCCGGTTCACACTGGAGTGACGCAAATGCTTACCTCCGTAATTACGTTTTTGATTTATCTCTGCCTCCTCGCGATCGTCATCTACATCGTGATCTGGGTGGTGCGCGACGTCATTGGCGTGCCGATCCCGGAGAGAGTGATTCAGCTGCTGTGGGTCATCGTGGCGCTGATCGTAATCCTCTGGCTCGTGCAGCTGATAGCCGGCGGAGGCACCTCCTTTCGTCTCCCCAGAATCTCCTAGCAGGGTCGCCCCGCTTCCTCCCTTTCCACCAGCCCCTCCCGAGATCTGCAGAGGATGCTGAAACGAAAAAAGCCCGTCACGGTTTTCCATAACGGGCTTTCACATGGGTACGACAGATTCGGCCGTAGGCTTCACTTTGGTAGGGCGCGGGGAAGACCGCCATTCGACCTCACCACCTTCATTTCCTGGACTGTCTCGTAGACGGAGGTCATGAAAGGGATGTTGCGATGCCGCTCCCAGACGTCGGCGACGACGGAGCGCGCAACCTCTGAAGAACTGGGACGCTCCCGCATGCGGTGAATTAAGTCACCGCTAACGACCATCGCCAGTTTGAAGGCGACATCGGTGGCCCCACGACGTGGAGCAAAAATGCGCCCGAGCAGGCTCATTAG